TTTAATGTGTTTGTAATTCATTAGAAAAAGAAACATAGTAATTGCAATGGTTACAGGATTTTTTGTAGCTAGTATGTAGCTAGTGCGTAACTTTCGGTGTAAATATGTGCAAATAGCAAACCGATGAAAAAGCTCAAAAATAGAGGGCGGAGGCTATTGCCCCCGCCCTTTGTTTAGCCCCTCACGATGTACTCGTAATAGCGGGCCAGCTTGTCCTCCGGTGCGTCCTTGTCGCACAAGAACGATTTTGCCATGTCGGCATAGAAATCAATCTTATCACCGACACCGTGTTTCTTGGCTACCTTAACGTAGTCACTATAGACCATGTTGAGGGCCGCCCAGAACTGGACAGGGTCGCACTCAATCCCACGCTGGGCCATGACCTGTTTGGCCTGCTCCAGCGTCCAGTGAGCGCCACGGGTGCCATCCTCGTTGTCCATATTCTTAGACCATTCATCGGCCATCTCCTTCGTGAAAGGGATATAGCCGGAAGCAGCCCCATAACCTGTCATGCGTTCTCCACCTTTTCTGTACGCCATCTCGTCCATGCGGTAGTCATGGTCAAACTCTCTCGGAGTTCTCATTTCTCCTTCTCCAGAGATAGCGAATCCGATTTTGTTCATTGGCCGATTCATCTCCCGTCGCTCTGTGTATGCGCCCCCATCCTCCCGATAGACCGGTGGGACGTAGGGGTAGCCGTAGTGAGACTGAGGGCCGTACATCCGGTCATCCCAGTAGCGGCTATCTACCCACATGCCACCATCGTTGCGTGGGGCAAAGCGCCCATCAGAGTAGCGACGATAGCCCCGATCCTCCGGCTCCATCATCTCAGAGCGCGGCGCATAGCGGCCATTGTCGTAATGCTCCCGGCCACGGCGGTCACGAAACTTATCATCGACATCGTAGTTGTCGTAGCTCCGTCCGTCGTTGTAGCGGCGATTGTTGCCACTGGACATGAGCATCATCCGAGTAGATCGTTTCATTTTGACCCCTCCTTACGCCGTAGGGGCGGGTGCAGCACCGCCGTCAATACTGGCAAGATTGTTACTGGGAGAGCAGCAGGGCTGCCCCAACATGCGGAACGAGCCGCCGGTGGGGGTAGTCACCACACAGACGGAGTAGCGGGTGCGAGTGCGGATGCCGCAGGCAGTCACCTGAGCGCAGTTACGCTTGGTAAGGGGATATAGCTCTGTCCCCGTACCAATAGTAATGTACACAGGTGCATTGATGGTAGTTGTGGCCGGGATGGACTGAGCTACCACAATACAATACTTTCCGCCGTTGTTGTAGGCGCCGGCAGGCAGATTGATTTCAAGATTCCCTCCAGTAGAGGTGACCGCCTGGCTTAGCACCAGGTTGTCGCACAGTCGGCAAACAGGCTTACAAGACATAAAATACCTCCAAAAATCAGGGGCGGCAGACACTTAGCCCGCCGCCCCGAAATAGTCACGGCAAAGCCGGAAGATCAACTTACGAGGATTCCTCGTAAGTTTAGCAGCCACAACCACAGCCGTTGCTGTAGGCCCCGCAATAGGGATAGGGGGCGGGCACCTGGTAAGCGGGCACGGGCATGGGGTTGATGCGCCGAATCAGCTCAGAGGTCTGAGCGTCAGACATGGCAGCAAGATAAGAGTTCTGTGCGGTCTGGCTGGCCTGGAACTTCAACGCCTGATTCTCAGACTGGAGGGAGGCGATCTTATCCTGAGTCAAGAAATTCAGGATTTCACGAGTACCAGCGTTCTGGCTGTCAATAATATCTCGTGTGCTATTCTGGATGGTATTCTGGATGGCGCAGGTGTTGGTAGCCATGTTGTAATTCACGCCGTCGATGGCGCGCTGGGTCTGGCAGCAGCAATCCTGAGCCTGAGCGGCCATGTTGCACATCTGAGACTGGACGCCGTTGAAGCCCTGGAGAAGTGCCACATTGGTGTTGTTGAAGCCGCTGGTGATGCTGTTGTTCAGGGCATAGGTGCTGTCGCAGATGCCCTGCTGGATAGCGGAGATACCGCGCTCAACGCCATTGAACGCAATGGCCTCGTTCACATCGGCACGGGTGGCTAGGCCCTGGAGGCCGGGATCGGTGCTGGCACCGCCACCGCCGAAACCACCGAAGCCGCCGCGGCCCCAGCCAAAAATCATGGCGAAGATGATGATAGCCCACCAGCCATCGCCACCCCAAAAGCCGCCATTGTTACAGTTGCCGCCGTTGGAGTCGGAGCCAAGAGCATAGCCAGTCGCAAAATCGTTATCCATTGTATATACTCCTTTGTCAGTTATTACATCGGGGCCGTACGCTCCCCGGATGTTTCCAAAGAGCGGTTTTTTGTCAAGACACCGAAAAACTGAAAAGAAGTGCTCTATTTTATTTCATGGGTATACCTAGTTGTCGTGCAATTTCCTCAACGGAGGTTCCCCTCTGTTTTGCCATGTTTTCCGCAGTCTGGCGAAGCTGCTGCGGGTTTTTCCCTTGAATGAGCCGCATAGCTTGAGCTGCCTGCGGATTCTGTCCAGCCATCTGCTGGAGCATTTGCATGGGATCCCCGCCGTTCCGCGCCATCTGGAGCATGGCCGTCATGGGATTATTCATCGGAGGCATCATTCTTTTTCCCTGCCTTTCCACCAGAAGCGGGCTTTTTCAGCCGTTCTATCTCGTCCTTCAAATTGTTGATGGTGTCCTTCATGTCCATAAATTCATCCAGCGGTGCGAAAGCAGGGGCCGGATTCTCCGTCTGTTGTTCTTTTGCCTGCTGTTGACCGTGGAACTCAAACACATCAGCAGCTCCGGTATTGGTATTAAAGCGTTTCATATAGACCACATTATGAGCGAGGTCGGGGAAAAACATAGGGGCTCCCATGAAGTCAACCGGAACCCCCAGCGCTTCTTCTCTGGAGGCCACAGGACGGCAGAAAAAAGCGGGCTGTGTGTTTACATTCCCTTGCGCCTGAATGGTCTGTGATGGTTGCTGAGTAGGTTGCTGGGGCTGATATACTTGTGGAGCCGGAGCAAACGGGGTAACAGGATTGTAGGCCCCATAAGCCGGGTATGTGTAATTAGGAAACGCCATACTGACGCGCCTCCCTCCCCGCCTCCAATGCGGTTACGTAATCCTCTAGGCCCTCGTCATCTCCCTGTGCCATGTACCACATCGCTGTTTCAGCGGCACAATCACGGGACATGCCAGCGGCTACCATCCTCTCGATTAGAGTCATATCCAACACGTCCTTGTCCATAAAATAAGGAGTCCGTGAGGAGGGCGGCGACGTGTACCAACCCTGTATCCTCACGTCCTCCTATTGATATTGTCGCATAAAAAAACTTCCGCCGGGGGACATTCCAGCGGAAGTTTGGGGGCGTTATGTACCTTTTTGGAGGAATCCCAGCTTGTTTGCCGTGAACTCCACCTTTTCAAAGATGAAGGGCAGGTGCCGGTGGAGCGTTTTCCGGTCTATCCCGCAGCAATCGGCCGTGTCAACCTGCGCTTTCCGTTCCAGCAGATAGAGCTCCGCAATCTGCGTGTCGTCTCTCCCCAGATTGGCCTCGTGGATGGAGCGCTTCATTTCTGAGGTAGTCAACTCCTCTAATCTTCCAGGAAATCGAATCAGCGCTTTTGACACGTCCTGCACCTCATTCTTCCGGCGGCTCTGTGGGCAGCTTCTTCATGGCCTCCACCAGCTTTGCCGCCATCCCATTCCCACCCAACTCCTTGTAGGCATTGTACATGTCCAGCACGTTCTCCATCCCATAAATCGGGATATAACGTTGTTCGGAGTAGTGGTTGTACTCGGCAATGATTTCGCGCCTTAGCAGGGCCTGTACCCCATTCATAAGGGCATCGCTCTTCTGGTTGTCAGATTTGATGCGCTTCCGCTCTCGGGCGGCGACGGCCTCGATAATCGCCACCAAGACCACAGCCGCGCCGGAAATCAGTGGGCCAACCCACTCCATGGGCATCAGCCCTCCTTAGTCATCTGCTTATAAACCTGATTGATACCAGTGGCCGCAAGGCCGCTCACAATGCCAACAGCGGCGGCTGTTAGGTAATCACTGGCCGGGAACTCAGGCATGATGAACATGCCGAGGATGCCAAGCACCGCGCCAAACGCACCGCAAATGATGGGAATCCACTTATTGTCCAGTCCGGTAGCTTTGACCACCTGCCCGACGAGGAAGCAGATCACAGTGATGACTGCTACTCCGGTAATACCCAAAGAAGAAATGTCCATGATATGTACCTCCATCAAATCAGATTCAGCCGATCCAACACGACGGCCAGCTCCTGCCGGGTCATATTGTCGCGGGGCCGGGTGCCGTCCAGTACGCCCTTGTCCTTGGCCTTCTGCCACGCCTCAGCGGCCCAAACGTCCGGGGTATCCTCCGCGCTGTCCGCTCCCGTTTCGCCCTGCCAGGCCACGCCCAGCCAGTCACAGATTCCCTTTGCGGTGGCCTCGGCCAGTTTGTCCCGGTACTTGCTATCCTTGAGATACTCCGTGTCCATCTTGTTGGTATGGAAGCCGTACTCAATGAGCGCGGCGGGGGCGTCCGTCTTGGCGAGCACGGTATACATCTCGTGCTTGATCGGTTCGCTCCGCAGGGCCACCCCGGCAACATGGAAGGCGTTGACCAGTTTGGAGGCCAGCACATTGCGCTGCGCCGTCATAGGCCCTGCGCTGGTGTAGATCTCCAGACCGGACGCGCTCGACCATCCGCCCTCACCGGCCGCGTTGGTGTGGATGCTCACAAAGCAGTCCGGCTGCGCCTGATTGCTGGTCTCGGCTCGCTCCGTCAGGCTGGGGTAATTGTCCGCGGTCTTGGTGAGCACCACGCCCACCCCCTGGACCTCCAGCAGCGCCTTGACGCGCTGGGCCATATCCCAGGTAAACTCCCACTCCTTGTATGTACCGTCCGGGGATCCGTTGACGTTGCCCGGCCCGTGTCCGGGGTCGAGGCATACAGTATGCTTGCTCATAGGCTTGTCCTCCTCTTCCGGCGGCGTCTCAGCGCCGTCCTGCTTGAGATATACACAAATCCAGTTGTGCACCTTGCGGCTGGCGGTGATGCGCTCCCCGCCGAAATCGCACTGGCTGGAGCCGCCCCCGTCCAGCATAACGGCAGAGGCCCAGCCCAGCCCGGCCAACTCGTCCCGCAGAGTTTCCGGCGTGGCTGCGTCTCCGGTCCCATCGCCAGAGCAGTAGAGGGCCAGACTGCCACCACGCAGGCCGATAGCACTGCGCCCCCGCTTGCCTCCCTGGGCCGAGCCATAGGAGGGCTTATCCACCGGCTTGCCGGAGGCAATTAGGGCGGTCACCGCGATAAAGTTATCCGCTCCCTCGTGCTCGGAGGTCATGCGGATGTCAGGCCCCTTGTCCCAGGCGTAGCCCATCGGCCGCCAGGGCGTGCCGGAGAGCATCGCCCCGCCCACCTTAAGCAGCGGGCAGGGGGTGCCGTCTAGGTTCCACATGCCGCCATTGAGCACGTAATGAGCCTTTGTTTCAGCCTTGACCTGAGAGAGCGTCTTGCGGCAGTTGGTGACTCTCAGCTCAATCCGCTCCACGGACGAGAGCGGGACATATGTAATGAGCTTACTCATGGTCGCCTACACCCCCCCCTCTAGTAAAACATCTTCGTCTGGCATTATAAAATAGAGGTCTGTCACTGTCGGTGGAACTCTGGTCAGTGCTGCCGGAGACCTTCCGTTCGCAGTCGGTATTCCAATCCCGGTTTCAGCTCCATAAACGGCCCATCCGACATCGGAGGAAATCCCGAAATAAATGTATTCACCCGGTTGCGCTTCAAGGTCATAGGTTCCCCCTTTGTAAAGCGTTTGTCCATCAATGGTGATGCTATAGACCCCATCGGTTACAGTCACACCTACTGTGTGTGTGGATGCAACCGGAATCTCCCCCACCATCTCCGCCATTCTGCGAAATGTGGTGCCTTCTGGTACCTCCACGCCCTTGGCCGTGAGGTTGGCCTTTAGGGTGTCCTTTGTAGCGCTGAGATAGGCCAGCTTGTCCGCGGTCGTACCCATCAGACTACCTCCCCGTTGATTGCATCCAGCGCGGTGTTGATGTCACCCACCAAGCCATCCACGTACTGCTTGTTGGCGGCGTCGTTTGGACTTCCCGGCAATGACAAGTTTTTGATCTGGCCGTTATGGAAAATAAGCGACTTCTGATCATTGGAGTTCTGACCGAAAATGATCGTATCTGCGAGAACTCTAAGTCCCCACGTGGAATCAAATACAACCTGTGCTCCGTTTTCACTCCCAATATATAAGGCACTCCCACTAGAACTATCTACCCCTAATATAAGGTTGCCAGTTACTACGCCGCCAGCCAGCGGCAGGAATGGAGCACTTTGCATACCAGCCAGAGCGGTGTTAAACTCCTCTTCGGTTCCGGTATATCCTTTCTCTTTTGCCGCCTGATAGGCGGACTTTCCAGGTGCACCATCCTTGCCGTCTGCCCCTGGAGCTCCGTCTTTGCCGGGCAGTCCCACCCCGGCAACTTTTTTGCCGTTTACAACGATAGCCATGTGCTACACCTCCACCCATTGCCACATGCCGGGACTGTCGGGCGGCCACGTACAGGGAATCATGTCCCCACCCTCGGCAACCTTGTAGACCTTGCCGTTGTAGCTGTAGTGCTTGCCCGCGTGGCAGTCCATGCCGTACACCCACGGGATGGGGTCGTCCGCTGTGCCAGCGTGCTCGCGGTCAATAGGCCGGTAGATGGCGAGCATGCCGTCGTCGTGCGGGGGCATCTCCTCTTGAGGAGTTACCGCCTGCACCACCCGGTAGAGCTGGCCGCCGTCGTTGAGGATACGGCCCGCAGGCAGTTCCTCGCCGTCTGCCAGTACCACCGCCCAGGTGGGAAACAGATCGGGCATGTCCAGGGCGTAGGTGTCGGGGATAGCCGTGCTGGTGGCCGCATAGGCCCTCATAGCGGCGGCGTATTGCGGAGTTAGTTCAGGCTCCGGCGGTCTATTGTCCGGGGCGGCCTGTCCTGTTTCGGGGTTGTAGCGCCACCCCTGCTCTACATCGTCCTGTACCTCTACACAGCGTCGTGCAAATGCCTCGCTATACCACTTCTCCGGTGGAAGTGCGTATTCCGGGATGATTTCGCGGACAGTGTTATCCTCATTTAAATAGACTGTTTTCATCAAGAAATACCTCTTGCGTAAATCGCCACATATCCATCGCCACCTTTACCGCCATTACCGCTGGGCTTATTCTCGCTGGAGCGGAAAGCCCATCCCGCTCCAGCACCTCCTCCGCCACCGCCGCGGGTTCCATCAGTACCATTTGTTGCATTGGTCTGGCCGGTAGCTCCCGCACCTCCAGCACCGCCCCCACCAGCGCCTCCGGCCCCTCCTAATGTAGGAGGGTCATTAAGGGCTTCATCCCCGCCGCCTCCGCCGCCGCCGCAGAAAAATTTAAACCCCAAAATATCAAGATTAGGACCGTCCTCACCTGGTTTCCCGGTATTGTAGCCCCCATCGCCTCCGCTACCGCCTGTCCAAGGAGGTTCGCCTCCACCCGTGCCACTACCGTTACCATTACCTCCGTTCCCGCCAGGCGCTATAATCCCAAAAGCGCTGCTGGTCCCTCCGTTTCCTCCACTCTTCTCAACCCCGTCTCCGACTGATGCATTCGCCCCGGCACCGCCTGTCCCGATAACAATATTTTTATTTTCGATGCTATCGCTGTCCAAAATGTGATAGTACGCCGCAGCTCCGCCTCCGCCGCCTCCACCACCTTTGTCGCCACGCGAACCGCCGCCGCCGCCAGCGCCAACCACAACCACAAAAATATCTGCATGTTTGCGGTCGAACGTATAGGTGTAGTTCCCCGGCGATGTGTACTCCTTTATCAGATAATATCCGATTGAGCCAAGCGCCTGTTCAACACTCGTGTCCACATACTGCTTGTTGGCGGCATCTGCGGAATCAGAAGGAGCGGCCAGATTGGCTATCTTGTGCCCGGTCATATCCGTGTTTGCTTTAAGTGCAACACCGCTCTCAGAGGTCTGTAGCACCTGCGTCGTGTTGTTGACCAGATTGATGCCGGAAGTGCCGACTGTGATCGCTGCCGCTCCCTCAGCCAGGGGGGCCTCAATCCGGATATTCCCGTTTGGCATCATCTTGATTTGAGCGGCAGAGCCCCCGTGCTTGATGGCCTTGTCCGCCGGGATGGTGATATCTCCCTGCATCGTCCCGCCAGTCAAAGGCAGATACTCGCCTCCGCCCTTTTGGGCCAGCTCGTCGATCGCCTCTTGCACATTGGTGGCCTCCAGGCCGCTGCCCGTGTTGCTGTAGCCCACATATTCGGCGGAGAGGTCGCCGCCCTCTCCGTCTTCTGTCACCTCAATGGTGTACGGCCCTTCGCCCAGGCTCTCCCCCATCTGCATCGTGCCGCCGCCGGGTATTGAGAGCCAGGGCGCAGCCGTGGCGATAGCGGCTAACTGGGCGGCGTACTGCTCCAGTGTGGTGCCCGACGGCGGTTCTACTCCCATAGCCTGTAGTGACGCTGCGATACTTGCCTTAGCGGCGGACAGCCGGTCGATTTCGCCCTGAATACTCATACCACGCCTCCAATCAGATTGCCGCAAGGGCCTCCTCAATGTCGCCCGTCAGGCTCACCGAGCCCCCAGTGGTGTAACCAGCAGGGACGGCAAAGGAGGTTGTGGTCAAGCCGTCAATCTCCCCGGAGACCGCCCCATTGTTTGCCATTGAGCCAGTGACCTTCGCGCCTTTTGCGTAAGCGGTCTTGCCATTAAGGATATCCCCGGCAACCGCTGTGCCGTCAGAGGTGTCCACATAAGCCTCCGGGATGGCCGCTACCTCAACGGACGTGAGCACCTTCCCGTCCGTAGGCTCTACCGTTTGGACAGACTTGTTGGGCGTAACACTCTTCGTCTCCGGGGTGATCTGCACCTTTCCTGTCCCGCTGTGATACCCCTTCGGGATGGTGTAAGACAGTTTTTCCGGGGTCAGTGTTTCAGTCGCCGCCCCATTGTTTGGCATGGTACCTGTGGTGGTCTTGCCTGCCTTGTCCACAAACACCTTGCCAGTCAATACGTCAGCGGCGGTAGCCGTAACGGCGGATACGTCCTGGTAGTTCCCGGGGATGGCGGCTACTGTCACATCGGACAGGCCATAATAGCCGGGGTCGGGCGTCACATTCTGCTGGGACTTGGTTGGCGTGACAGTCTTGCTCTGGAGGTTATAGTTTCCGCCACCGGACACCCCTGACACCGTGCCACTGCCGTTGTGGTAGCCTTTGGGGATGGTATATGTATCGCCCTCTTGGACAGTAGCAGATACCGCTCCTCTGTTCTCAATTCCATCAATTTCCGTTGCCAGCTTGGTCAGATCGTCCGTGCTTGTGCCGATGCCCAGTTCAACGGCCTTTGACCTGATAGTGTTCCGCGCTGTTTGGATTCTGCTGATTTCAGTTGCTACACTCATACTTTCCCACCTTTCAAATTGTCCCTAACAGGATTTCGATATTGCCTACCGTCTCCTGCACCGCGGCTGCGGTAATGGGGAGCGTATTATCACCCTCGTCAAAGCCGCTTACTGTGTCCACAGATAACGTCCTTGTGTCTCTGTCCAGCTTTAGCCCGTGCCCGATGTTGTAGGATGTACCTCCTCCACCCTCCGGTAAAGGGATATCCGACGCCTCGTACTGGCCGCTATCCGGGTTCCAAATCTCCCAAAACCCATCCAGGCCGGGCCTCGGGGGATGCTGGTTTAGGTCTGTAATGCGCTCCTCCATCTGCTCAAATTCGGAGGGCAGGGGAGGTGGGAAAGCGTCTACGGCGTTAATGGAGTCATGAACCGTTGCGTAGAATATATTACTGTGCCGCACCTGCTCCCCGAGGGTGCCTCTGACTTGCATTAAATACTGGCCGTCATCAGCCAGCACGGAGGCCGTCAGCAAGGCGGAGTACACTTGCCCGACGCGCTGGAGCTGGATAATATTCTTCTGACCGCTCTTCTCCACATCCACCTTTAAGTCCCACTCGTCTGTGAGGTCGGTGGAGATTTCGAGGGCTACAACCTCATTGTCGCCCTCAAACCCGAGGCAAAATTTAGGCGGGGTACAGATATACCAATCCGTCATGATGAGCATTATGTTTCGCCCCCGTTCATCAACCGTTCTGTCACTTTGCCGTCCTCCAGCTTGTACCGGGGGATGCCGTCCTCGGTGTAGATGGGCCGCGGGAAGTAGTGACCTTGAGCGTGGTGGTATTTGTCTCCGTAACCTCGGTCAATCTCCGTGCCCCAATCCCCGCTCACAAAGGCGGAGGAATTGACGGCGGTGATGCGGTTATGTCTATCGGTTTGGACATAAACAATATAGTTTAGGTCAGGTGTCATTTCGGCCATAATGTACTCCCTTATAGTTCCGCGGAATTATAATATAGGGTTTGTGCGTTGATTTGGAGTTGACCTTGCGTCGGGTCAATGCGCATTGTCGGGCGGCAATCCACTGCTTTAGCTGGTCGTTTATCGGCCGCACTGTAAAGTTGAAAATACCTCTGGCATTTCGCTAGCTCCTCGGCATAATCCGGCGTCTCGAAGAGCTGCCAGTTGCCTTCCTCGTTTTGGTAGGCTAGAGTTTGGCCGGAGCCAAGTTCTAGCTTGCCTGCAATCAAATTCTTTTCAGTATCCGTTAAGATTGAAAATTGAACGTTTCCACCGGCCAAACCAAGCACTGCAATAGTAATGCCGTTTCCCTGATAAGCATTGATACCTATATTTTCGCTAGTCGCCACAGGGATTGTAACAGTACCGCTAAACAATCCATCCGTTGCTAATATCGAGGCGGTGACAACTTCACCCTGATCAACATTTTGCGTGATCTGGAATAGATCACCTACATTGTTGAGTGTCAGATAATCATGGGCAAGCGTAATTACAGATCCAGGTTTGCCGCATTTCCAGCAATCAAAAATAGACCCATATGACGTACTATAGCTCGTCTTCCCCCTCTGGTTAACGGGAAACGACCCGCCGCCCTGCTGGGAGCCTCCGCCCACGAAGTACCAGTTATCCAGCAGGTTCCGGCGGGTGCTGGAGCCCAACAAGGCATCGATCTCCTCACCGCTGTATTTGCTGGTGTAGTATTCGGTTGGTTCTTCTGCCGCTTCTCTGGCTGATAATTTCCGCTCAAGTGCCGCTACACGCTCCTCCAGAGTCAGTTCCATTTTCTCACCTCACACAATTAGCCGACGGCCAAGCTTGTCCAGAACAACGCGGCCATTTTTATCTTTCACTGGGCCGGAGACTATCTTTTGGGGAACGCCATAATACAAAATAATGCATCCATCCATTGAGCTTCCCCCGTTTCCTCCTGCTCCACCAGTTACAACTGAAGCCTTTTTTACAAAAATGTCGGCATCGCACCGAACAGTAAGATCTTCTGTTTTACTGTCTCCGCCTGCACGATTAGACCATTTTCGTTTATTGGTTACTGAAAGTCTTACCGATCCACATACTCCAGCGCCGCCACCACCGCTTCCACCGCTTCCGCCTGAACCATACGATGATGCATTCTCTCCATCTTTACCTTTTCCACCGCTTCCACCTCCATGTTGATATGCCTCCCCCTCTGCGTCTGCTCCATTAGATGAGCCTGCGCCAGAGCTTGGCCCTTTAAAATTTACATTGGCTTTGGTGGCTATTATTGCAGGGCCACCATTTTCTCCGTTTCCTCCTGCGCCACCGCCTCCCGCACCACCACAATCTGCCTCACAATTTGCCTCTGCATTAAACCAAAGAGTATTAATATTGCTTCCTGAGAATGTTTTTCTGTCAGAGTATTCTCTCTGGCTTATTCCTTCTCCGCCTTTTGCAGATCCAGCATCCTTGCCAGGCTCACCAGGGCCTCCACCATCTCCTCCATCCATTCCATCTTTTCCTGCTAAAGCATATGTTTCTCCTGTAACTGTATCAACATATCCAAGGTTATTTCGATTCCCACTGACAGACGAAAGCAATCCAAATGTTGTGACACTTTCCCCTCCATAGCCAGTTGCTTTGCCACAAGAATACGCTATTTTTTGACCGCCCACGACATCGAGCGATGACTGGAAAATTCTACCTCCAAGGCCACCAAGACCTTTCTTTCCACCTTTCCCTTCCGATTGGCTTCCAAGCGATACTGATGCTGTAGTCGAAACAAATGTATTTTCAGGTACAGAACTAGTGTTACTAGAGTAATCGCTAGCAGCTCTGGCAATATTACCAGATTCTCCATTCCCTCCGGGTTGGCCGCTTTGCCCACCATCAATCAAAACTGCTCTTACATATGTTGTCCCTTCAGGAACAGTCCACTCGCCTGCGCCTGTAAGAACTACACGGTTTTCGAGTAATTCAGTTTCCTCTATTTTTAATGGTACATATCCAACAAGCATCTCCGAACTTGATTTTAATGTGTTTGAGATGGTAATGTCTTCTTTTTCAATGCAAGCCGTAACTGGCTCTTTGTTATATGGGTCCCACGTTAACACACGGTTCCCCGTTGACTCCCCATTATAAACAACTGGTGCGTGGATAGATTGGGCATGCTTATAGTAATTTTTCATTCGATCCGCAACAGCCGCAGAGTTTGTGAGCGATACCAACGTAGCATTTTCGACCTTCTTTACATTTGGCTCTTTGGCTGAAACAATATCACGTATGATTTGGCTCTTGTTGTGCGTATACTTTGTTCCAGTAAGCTTCCCAGACCCAGATGTTAGTTTCGCGTAATTGGCCCCACTCTCTAAAATAGTAAAGCCAGATGCAGACAGGTCAAACACAGGGTCATCAAATGTAACAATTTTCCCTTCTTCTACAGACCCTTCAAAAAGTGTAGATGACTCACCAGATTTTATATATTGATGTTCCGTAACAATTACTTGGGTTACTTTGGCCGCGTTAGTGACGCTCGGGCCCTGATACATTCGGTCTAAACCAAGGTTCCCGCTAATTCCATCCCAAAGGGCCGCAATCCGAAGAACTCCATTTAGATCAGTTCGAATAGTTGCGCCAATTGCAAATAGAACCTGTGACAAGTTATCCCTTGCCGTAGCGATAGGTAACCAACCATACAATTTTATGTCTGCTAAATTTGTTTTTATCTCGTATGGTATTGTGCCGCATATGGAAGCAAGAAGTTCGGATGCAGTCTCGCCAGAGTAGATTCCTCCATAATGCTGATTTTCAGATAAAAGCCCAATTGCGCTTGTTGCAGATATCTTATATGTATTGGGCCCGTTCCGGTCAATGGATTTCACATAAAACACACCGGTCTGAACGTCATCATAAAAGTAGACAATCGGAGCGTTTCGTTCAAACTCTGTAATTGTTCTGTCCTCAGTTTCAATTACGACAGATAAGGTATTGGCTTCCAGAGAGGAAGATAGAAGAGATGTTGCAATATGAAGATTTCCGCTTTTAATTTTGTTGCCCTCAAAAACTCTGTCGCCATACACAATTTTGTTTTTGTTTGCCATCGCCTATCCTCACCTTTTACGGCTTGACCTGTGCGTCTATCGGGACAAAGCTTACCTCTATTTCTCCCCAATAATTTACGCTACCTTCTACCTTCTCCATGTCTTGAGATGCGCTAGTATAATACGCCTCGTAGGAGATGGTTGTCTGTCCGTCCGCAGCCTCCAACATAACGCTATCATCGACTGAGTGTTGGTACAGATAGTCCCAAAAGGTATCCAGACCTTCGTAATTGTCTCCTCTGCGAAACACTGTAATCTTATGTCCAAGATAGGTTCCAATAACATCACGTATCATTCGACCGGAAAGCACTCGGCCTGCATTATCTCCATCTAGTACATTGAAACTTCGATTATAAGTCGAAATTGCAACATCTGCGTCAAACTCAATGCCGTTCAATTTGATATAGCTCATTTAACCCTCCACCAAATTTACGCCGATACGCTGAACTTCGCTCTGAGTTGCTTGATAAGATACGCGACCAAGCACCTGCTTGTCGATTTCCAAGATAACTGTATTGGAGCCGCCGCCACCATATCGCTGCATCCCACGAGCAACAGCGGCTTCAATCTCAGATGTTGGAGCCTCTATATTTGTCCCGCTCTTTTGATCTCCCAGTACGGCGAGGAACTCTTTATTAGGCGGTATGACCGCGCCTTTTGCAAGGGCAGGAACGTCATCAATTGAAAGCCTTGGTACTGACATTCGGCCTGAGCCGGATCTGGCTGAAAAGGAACCGCTACTTGTTTTTCCGCTACTGTTTAATGCTTTGAGCGCAACGCCACCGCCTAAAAGGGCTATTCCAGCCAGCAAGAAAAACGGATTAAGCGTCATTGCTCCGATTGCCACTAATGCAATACCAGCGAGCAGGAGCGCCGTAGATACCCACTGAGATACCTGATCAAGCTGCAACACTTCAACCCAACTTTTCATTTCAGTGCTATTGGATGCAGCTAATGCCGTACCAGCAATAAACAACCCAATTCCAGCAACTAGCAAGGCAATGCCGATCCCCTGCATACCTGGAACCAGAATCAAAACGAGGCCAATTATTGCAATGTACGGCGATATTTCTACCATTGCCGCGGACAGTGCAGAAACGATAGTATCAATTAGCGATTCGCCGCCATCCATTTCCATCTTGCTAAATGCAAAGATCGCAATACCAAGAACAATTAAACCGATTCCTAGGGCAATTTGACCTGCAACCAAGAGCACTATGCCAATTATGGCAATCCATGGGCCAATAACTTCTGCGGCCTCTTGCAATCTCGTTAGGATATTTTGTATAAAATCGCCCTCATCGCCTGCGGCTTTACCCACGGCCCAAAGGGCTGCTCCAGCGATAATAAACGCCACACCAAGTAAGATGTGTCCAGTGATGACAAGAAAAACACCTAAAACGGCAATCAGGGGACCAATGACTGCGGCCGCCTCCGAAAGTCTTGTTAAAATATTTTGGATAAAGTCTCCTTCGTCGCCTGCGGCTTTACCCACGGCCCAAAGGGCTGCTCCAGCGATAATAAACGCCACACCAAGTAAGATGTGTCCAGTGATGACAAGAAAAACACCTAAAACGGCAATCAGGGGACCAATGACTGCGGCCGCCTCCGAAAGTCTTGTTAAAATATTTTGGATAAAGTCTCCTTCGTCGCCAGATGCCGCCCCCGTAGCCCAAATTGCTGCGCCCATAATGATTAACGAAATGCCAATAAGAATATGTCCCGTAACAACCAAAAGAACGCCAATCACGGCAACCAGAGGCCCGATAATAGAAAGGGCCTCACCAAGCCCTCCTTGTAATAACGCCTTTATAGCTTCTGGATTCGATGTAACAGCATCCACAATAGCAAGCGCACCAGCTACCATCAAGGCGAGTCCGACCGGGATACTTGCTCCTGTAAATACAAGAATTGCACCAATTGCAAGGAGTGCAGCACCAGTAAGTAGCTCAAGGATGGCCGAAAGGGCATCCTGAATACTGGTTTTTACAATAGAGAAATCTGGCTCGATTGATTGGTCCTGTTGTGCCTGATTTTCGCTTTTATTGCTGCTCCCTGAAAGCTGGTTGATTTCATCAAAAGAGGCGAGCGACTTCCCAGCTTCCTCCGCAGCCTCACCCGTTTTTTCAAGTGCTTCTGTTTCCTCATACAGATTTTCAGCGGAGTCCGCAGCTTTCTCTGCTGTTGTACCAAAAAGCGCAGCAGTAATCCGGGCGGCCATTGAAATTATACGGGCCAACATATCGACAAAACTTGTAAATGCTGGTATAATGACCTCAATCATCGGCTGAGCGAGTGTCAGGAGAGCCCCTTTTAGACGTGCAATAGATGCTCTAGCCTCGTCATTTGTTTTGATGACTTTCCCCATCCATTCACGGAACTTCGCAAGACCTTGTGTAATGACCGTGAATACAAGCGCACTTCTGATAACTTCACGCATGCGAGAGGAAAATTTGCTTGCGCTCTTTTGCGCTCTATCTACTGATTTTGCCATTTTGGCGGCGGCAGGGCCGGACTTTGCCATGTTCTGCTGGAGCCCTCCTGCTTCCTCTTTTGCCAGGTTCAACTTTCCTTCTAAGCCAGAAATTTTGGAATCATAATCTGAAAGCGCTTTTTCAGCCTGCCTCCACTCTTTCTCAATTGCGTCAACCTTTTCTTGTTGCTTTTTCAATTTGGAATCGACCATAGGCCTGTCAGAATAGGCACGCATATAGTCATCAGCGGACGAACCAGGTTTCATGGCGGCATTGATAGCATTCTGTTCGTCCTGGAGCATGGATAACTGCTTCCTGGCCTCCTCCAACTCCGCATTTACAACGTTGAGGTTTTCTACTAAAGGAAACCTCCCCTGCTTTTTGGACGTAAGTTGATCTTCAAGCGATTGGATTTTCTTAGCAAGCTGATTCAGCTCTTTTTGTGCTTTCTTATTGTCAATATTGGTTTCAATGACGATGGAGCCGTCAGCGGCCACATTAAACACCACCTTGATAGGAGAGATTTACATTGGAAGGGTACAAAGAAATCATTATTACAAGAGAAAAATCGCCGTGGGGATGCGCTGTTGACTTCACGGTGCTTTTGGATGACAAAGTGGTTGGGATTTTAAGAAACGGCACAACCGTTTCTGCATACGCTCAAGATGGACCCCATACGCTTTCGTTCCAAAAGGGGCGTAAAATCGACTGTTCAATTTCAATCCTCGTATCGCCGGATGACACTTCAAAAATTGTAAACACAGCAATATCTGGATCACACCTCGTAGTTGAGAGCGAATACGCAACAAATACGCCGCAGGCAGCCGTATTTGATACAGAAAACAACCAAACAAATCGGAATAGACGGGTTAAAAACAATGTTCTATTCGCCGTTGTAATTATTGCCGCTGTTCTTTCGGCTGTTGCCATTACCTTTGGCAGCCGTACTGCTAAACCATCAAATTCTGGTTCTAATGGGCCAGCGCAAAACGAACTTGTCAACCAGCAGACACAGCAGCCAGAACCATCCGAGAAAATAGATGAAAACAGTGTCGGCATTGATGCAACGCTAAATGCAGACCGATTTGACCTGTCGATTGTGGATATAAAATGGACAACCGCTCTTGAAACATCGCTCGGCACAATAGAGCCGGAAGATTCAGGAAAGGGGCTATTGTGTGTAATCTTTTCTGCAAAGAACACAACGGAAAATGTTCAAAATGTAGCAAACATTGGCTTTAATGCTTACGCCGATGGGCGAAAGGTGTTGCCGAAGGTCGTTGTTGGCACCGTAGATGATGCGGTGGTATTTGTTGGTGCTGTTTCTCCTGGTATGGAAATTGTCGGGCATGTTGTATGGGAACTTCCAGACGATTGGGAGGAATTTCAAACATCTTATATCGATCTTGGAAGTGCCAGAGACAGCAAACAGCACTTTACAATTCACAGGGAAGATATTAATTAGTTATAAGAGCCCCCGCTACCTCATATCGAGATAGCGGGGGCTTTTTTATGCCGTCAGTTCTTTTGTTCCATCCATCCCAGGCAAGCACATCTGCCCAGTGATTTGACGGTTAAAGGAAACCGGGACCGGGATGTTCCAGGTTGCGAATACGTCTCTTGTCATAGCGCCCACCTCCTGGGGCGTACTGCCCATGTCCAGCATCACTCGACGGGTAATTCGGATCAGGTTTGCAATGGCGTTGGGAGATACCTCCGGGGCAATGCGGGCGGGTGATTTTAACTGCTCGTTCATCTTCTCAAAGGCCGTGACGTAGGCCGCTGTAAACAGTACGCCTTTTTTGCCTTGCATTTTGTTTGCAATCATGTCACAGCCCTTTTTGGTGATTAAATAGCTGGGCCGTTCTTGGTTGTTTCCATCCATGTAGCTGCTTTCAATGAAGAAAGAGCCGTGGGCGAAGTTCCCCTCGGCTAAATACTGCTGGTAGGTCCGAATACTTTTCAAAAGCTCGTTATGATTTCTTCCAACCATTTCAGCCACGTCCCGACTATCAACTACATCTATGTCGTGGAAATTAAAAACTTTAAGTTCGTTCATGCGGTCGTCTCCTTCCAACTGAATCCAGAATCTATGCAGCTCCCAAGCAAACGGTCACGCACTTCAATGGTGTTTTTCCAAAGGAGCGCCATAGCCTCCCTCACTGGATTCGCTTCCTCGCTGGACTCGTACATACTGGCAAGCAGGATTTCCATTGTACTGCAAATCTGGTTTAGGTCGTTTGCTGATTCTTCCACCGAATCACGCAACTGAATCATTCCTGGCCTCATTCCGCATCACCGCCTTTCACCGCGATAACCACCTGTTCGGCCCTTACACCCAGATAGGCGGCGGCAATACGCTTGACCCAATGCTCGTTGTTAGTCAACTGGTTAAGCAATTCTTGAAGAGTGTTTTTCTCGTTCATATGGAAAACCTCTTTTCATATTGATTAGAGGCTCCCACTGTGATAGAATGGATTTATCCAGTGGGAGACCTCTGGTGATGTAGAGTGTTGGTGTTGCTTGCTAGGCCCGCCAGCACTCTATTTTTCTACCTCAGACCTAACCTTTTGGATACCAAGCCGGATAATATCACTTCTTGTTTTGTCCAACTTCTCACAGCAAAAATCTAAGTCTTCAATCGTTTGTTTGTCGGCTCTGATTTTTAACTGTATATCTTTCGGGTTTTCGGCCTTTGGTCTGCCTGTACGGGGCGACATTTTATCACCTTCTTTCTGTGTACACATTTATTATATAGCGTGTACACAGAAAGTCAAGAGGTTTTCCAAAAATATTTCCGCTATCTCAATATGAAGTTTTCAAGGTGCAGTTAACCGGAGGTTATCCCCCTGTCCAAATCTTTACAAGGTCATTCTCCGCCTCGCTGTAAGTCTGCTTGATGTCGATGATGTCACGGTTCTTGCGGTAGAACTCCCTGTCAGACTTGTCCAGCGGCTTGCCCTTTGCCTTCTTGTCGCGGATGCGGACGATCTGGGCAAAGAGGCAGTCCCCTATTTCTGCGTAGGCCGCGAGGATAGTCCACCAGTGGATGCCGCCCGTGTTGGTTTCGATGTCGTAGTCCACAGCGCGGGCTTCATAGCCCAGCACACGGTTGATAGGGGCAATGATGCGGGGGAAGTCCATAGGCCAGTCCACAAGGTGGGGGCCTTTCTGCTTCCGTGGCTCCTCGCCGCCGTTGATGAATCGAAAAACCTCTTTTATGGCCGCGTCATAGTCGGTCAGCTCGTCAAAATCCACATAGAAGATTTGGAGCACGTCAAGGGCCCGGTCTTCCTCGCTGGAATCGGGGTCGTTCATGGCCTCGAAAATGTCTAGGATAACCCGATAATCATAGCGGATAGCAAACTCCTGCCCGTCTATCTCCACGCTTTTTGGAAGTCCATAGCTCATGGCGTGCTCCTTTGATTACTTCTTCTGATACTTCTGGTATTTCGCTGTGTACTTGCTGATGCGCGGGTTAGTAAGCTTCTGCTCTCTGGTGAAAGTGGTATCAATCTCATCCATGACCGCCATCATCAAGTTGCACCAGACAGGGAGGCCGTTGGCAATGGCATAGACATTCATGCCGCCGAAGACAGACTCGCTCACAGGGGCATCGAACACGCCGTCAATAATGCCGCGCATTTCAGCGTCCCGCTCTTTGGCAAACTCGAAGATTTCCTTCTTGTCCACCATCTTCTCGATCTGGGCCTTATAGCTCTCCTGCTTCTTGTCCAGATCCTCAAAAGCGGAGTACAGCCGCTCAACGAAGTTGCTGTCAGTGGGGTTGAACGATACCTCGCACTTGCCATTCAAAGAATATGTAACAAGGCCGGAGTCAAAATTCAGTTCCTTCATAAGTTAAACCTCCACGGTTCCCGGTGTGAATTTCACAGTTCCATCACTAATCGATGCTGTACCAACAGTTCTAGTGCCGCCATATGTAACATCAATTGGCATCCCAATTGTGCCACCGCCTTCACCACCGAGCCCGGACGGCAAAATAGAGCATGAGGAGTATCTTTCAGCAAATACCGCTGTTCCGGCCGTCCCCGCATACAGATGGACAATAAGCATATCTTGATTCATCAAAGCGTTCACGTTCTGATCTTTGATAGCAAGGTTCCATATTTTTTCCTGTGCTGCGTCATCTGCATCCAACTCACATGGGTCAAAGGTTTGTGTAATGGTTGGTTTCTTCCCGTTGGTATAGGTATTTCCAAAAATATCAACTTTGGTTTCTGTTTGCCAGTCGTATTCGGCTGAACTGTCCTCTACACGCTTACCGATTGGAGACCAAGTAGGCGTAGAGCTCTCTCCAGTGTTTAGGTAAGCAATTAACATTTCACGGCCTACGGTCTGGCCCGGCGTAGTATTAAAAGTCAAATCAGACTCAGGCATTGTTTTTCTCCTTTCAAACGCCAACTTCATATGTCAGTTTCATCAAAATCTGGTAGTCTTCATAACCGTCCTCATAAGCGGCAAATTTAGAGGATTGTGTGGTGGGCTCAACTCGGAGCGCCCGAATCTCGTCTCCCAAATCAGGAAGATTTTTTCTTGCCCAGTCACCGAAGTGGTTCAGTAGCTCGTCAGCCTCCAGGCGCTTGTCGTTGCTGCGCCCAGGCTTAATACGATAAATTAGTTTGAATTGGTACTCCGCCTGATAGCCGCCCAGGATGAACCGCTTTGTGATATAGGTCCCCTGGATGGTAGACAATGCCATACCGGTCTCGTCTCCCTGGTCAGCGGACAGAAACTCATATTTAATGATGTCCACCGGCTTTTCCGGGAAGGTATTGGCCCACACCAGCATGGAGCGGGAGATTTTATCCACTTCTTCTGTCGCCGCCAGCATGCGGGGTTTCTCTTTTTTCTCAGAGTTCACGTTTCACCGCCTTATCCGCCGTCCGAATCCAGTTATCCAAATTCTCGGCCTTGCTGGCTTCGAACCAATGGGATTGTGCCTGCGCATGTGATGCTGTATTAAATACAAGGTTTTTGTCAGTCAAGACCTTTGTTGTGCCCTTTGATGCATAACTGCTACCTGTAGCCGGGTCTACCATTAGTTTTCCAAAATATAAGTAGCGTGCATATGGGCCTGGGTAAATCACTTCTGAACCATCTACCCGCGTCCGTTTGTCCAATGATCCGGTAAGCATCGGAACATATGGTGATGTGTCCTTCCGCACCTGGAGTGCCACAGTATGCTCCGCTTTGGTGCACTCCTCATCCAACTTGTCCCTGATTGCTTCCAGCCCTTCGGCGCGGAAACTGAATTTCAGCATTAAACCCCACCAACTTCCCAGTGAGCCATTTCACCGCCGAAGTCCTTTTCATCGACTTTAGTAATATCGTACACACCGTCGTAGTCGGCCTCTATGGTCTCTACCGTCCATTCCGGGTGTATAGCCTCACCCTTGATGAAAAAACTATCACGGGCCACAGAGAGCGTCCATAGGTCGCTTTTATCATCTGCTTTCCAGAACTCGACTGGCCCGACATACCTTCTTTGGATGCCTGTCACACCGTCCAACGCCTCAACCGAAAATGGAATGTACAGGTTGACTGCATCCGCGCTTTCCAGCCCGCTCTTGGTTACATTGGAACCCTTAGAGGCATCCAGGAGGACTCCCCGTAGGACAGTGATGTGGTTCACTGTGGTCTCCTCAAAGGTGGAATGGTCCGTCTCAACGTAGGTGTTATAGACCGTCACAACATGGGGGAACATGTCCATAGCCGCACCCCCTTCCACGGTATAGAAGGCCCGTACCGGCTAAATACTGCGCTGCAACAGATGCAAGATGTGTTTGTGCCGACTGAGCCACTGCCGTGGCCTGCTGGGCACTTTCACCGCCGCTTCGGTAAGCTTTGGACCAGCTACCCACACTCTGGCTTTGCAACTCTCCGGCCTCTCCAGCATTTGCGGAGTTTTTAAGGGCATTCAGGGCCGCTTGCTGGGCAAGGTCGATGCTCTGGTACTGTTCTGCCACGGCGCAGCAAGCCATCTTTACTGCGTCCAGCTCTTTGTTTTGAGCCGCACGGCCCTGCGTGTAGTAGTCCAGAAAGGAACTTGCACGCAGGGACAGACGAGGGAAGTCAGCCATTTGGATAGCCGTGCCTAGATACGCAGCAGTGTAATACTCATAATCTGCGTAAGCCATCAGGCCGCCCCCTTACTTCTTCGCACGGGCTTTCGTCTTAGCCTGCGGCTCAAACGTCGCCCCAGTGAAACTAAATTTCACTACGCTGGAATCATCAACAAGCACCTCGAAGGTATCATCCTTGGTCACCCGGAAGACAATGTCCGCGTCAAACAGGATGTCTTCCTTTGTAGGAGAGCCATTTTTCTTGAAGGTCATCTTTGTCCCGGTCTTTGTCAGGTGAACTGGGAAATAATACCCGCTCTGCTCGTCCGGGGCGTCGCTGAACTCGGTGTAGTTGGTCACATAATGAAATGTGCCCGTTACAGCGCCACTCTCATAAACCTTCAGGTCATCACCCACAAGCTCGGAAACCTGTTTCCCCAATAGGGCCTGACCGCTGGGGAATAGCGTTAAAGTGTCAGACCCTATTAACCCCCCGCCGGTGCGTAAACAGCAAAAGGGAAGGCGTTCTCATTGCCGACGTTGAAGGCGTTGATGGGGTTGGGAATCTCCCAGCCCAGCCGCATGACGGCGCGGAGGGCCACCATGTCGTTCTGCATCAGGTTATAAAGGATATTGCCAGTGGTGGGATCTTGCACCACGCCGCTATCGAAAATCTTAAAGGTCATGTCCTGTCGGATGGCATAGACCAACTGGCTCCAGTCACCCACGATAGCCAAAGATTCCTCCGGGTCGTAAGCGCCGTTCACGGGGAAGTACATGCTCATGCCGTCCAGCGCGTAGCGGGTATCTCCCTGCATATCGGTCTTGAAAATGGGCTGGCCGTTCTTGTCCACAAGGCCGCGCAGCTTGGCGCGCATCTGAATGGCAGCCATCACGCCGTTGGGGATATAACCGCTCTCCTCCACCTTGGCAATCACGCCACCCTCACCCATGATGTCCTTGAAAATATCGCTGGTAGCGGTCACAACAGCGCTCGCGGTAGTGGCCGAAGGGACAAGGCCATCACGCCAAGAAGTCGGCTTGTCCGTGCCGTACAGAATAGCGGCGTCGATGACCTTTCCGAATGCCTCCTGAAGACGGGGCCGCACCTCGCCCCAGATATCGTAATCGCTATCATCCAACACCGCTTCAGGAATGGGGACGATGACGGCGATTTCCTCGGCGTAGATTTTCTTCTTGTCCCACGCCATGTTGGTGGTCTTTTTGAGGGATGCCTTAGAGTCGGCTGCTCCGGTAGTAGCTTCACCGTTTACAAAATAGGCGGTAGGCAGTGCATCCAGCACATTGAGGGTCTGCGTCTTACTGGTCATGTTGGGCAGTCGGCGGGCCATCCGCAGCACAGCGGACTCTGTTACGGCCCCCTGGATAATTTCACGGGTTACGGGCTCAGGGATAAGCCCAGAAAGTTTGCTTCTATCGATAATGTCAACTGCCATTTATGTTCTCCTTTCATTTCAGTGCGCCCCGGATCAGGGCGTTCATTACATCGTTTTCTCCTGTTTTTGTCTTCCCTCCGCCCACTGGAGCAGTCCAGTCAAAAGAAGTCTTCTTGCGGTCGGCGGTAAGCGCGTCCACGGCCTGCTCAAAGGTGGTCTTGTCGTCCACCATCTTCCCTGCCTTGAAAGCGATGAACTCCGCCTCCTCGCCGGTCAAGCCCTTTTTCAGGACATACAACTCACGCTTCAACTGGTCTCTCTCCGCTTCTGCGGTTGTCAGCTTTCCGGAGAGAGTATCCCTCTCGCCAGTCAGCTTGTCCCAGCGTTCTTTCTCTCCGGCCTGCCCGTCCTTCCAGGTGCGGTAGGCGGTCAGCTCTTCTTCGCTGGGCATACCCTTCATGGCTTTCGCAAGCCGCTTGCCGATCATGGCATCCACTTCCTCCTGCGTGAAGGTCTTCGCAGGGGCGGGCTCCGGCGCAGGGGCCTGGGTAGGATTATTGATAGGTTCGCTCATAGTAGTTACCTCCGTTTATTGTCAGGGCCGTCGCCCTGCGGTTTTACGCCTCTCGGCAAAACAAAAAGAGCCATCAACCACCGAGGAATCCTCGGAAACTGATGGCTCTTGGCTCACAGGCTCTTGGCTCTATGCGATATTTACTTCCATGTCGTGCTTACATGCCTTGCATCGAAACGGCATGTGCTCTACTTTGGTATCCGGTCGAACCGGGAAAAGAGCTTTCCCGCAGTACGGGCAGCAATACCATGTTTTCCCGTTAATTTCTTTTATCACGCGCTGCCCTCCACAACATACCACTTGCACTTCTCGCAGACTTCATTTGCTTTATCTACGTCAAACGGCTCTATTGCAAGCTCCATGTCCATCTCGTCCTCCCGAACTTCTTGGACCTCATAGCACTCTCCATATAGGATTTCTCGCCCAAAAAGAGGGCAAACGCATTTATCATTGTGATTTTTCGCCATATCATTTCCCCTCCAAATAGTCCCGATACTTCTTTCTCAGCTTTTCCGGGACCGCTGTTACAATCTTCCCGTCAACGCTTAAAACTACATAACCGCTATCTGCCAAGAATTTCAATGTATTCCGGTCAGTCTGATACAAAACTAACCTGCTGTTATTTATGATACTCTGCGACGCTTCAATCGTCAATGCAGATCTATCCGGTTTCATCGTAAGGTTATTTGCAAAGTGGTCTGTCACGCCGCTAATCTGCGGCGGGTCAAGCTGCACCTGATATTGTCTGGAAGAGAATTTACCGACAATTTTTATGTTCCCTTGATATGATTCCAGCCCGGAAAATTGTTTTATGCTGGTTAGCTCTTCCGGATATTGAACCTGCATTCTTTCTCTTTGTAACGGTAGCCCCGCCGCCTCGCTGAACGCCTTGTATTCCTGATTCAGTCTCCGGATACGGGTAGTCACCGCCTGGTAGTTCTCCGTCAGTCCTGCGGCCTTGTATGCGGTCTGTTCTCGCTTCAGCTTGCGGATAGTTCGCTCGACCTTCCGCTGTTTCTGTGTGGCCTCATAAGCTGTGTAGTGCTTTCCCTCAAAATCCACGTCGTGCCCATCGTCTATGTGAGCAAGTTCTTCGTCGGTATATGTTCGCTCCATCACACCATCCACAAAGGCAGTCCTGATATGTCGGCAGTTTGCACCCTCCAAGCCGTCCACATAGCCAAGCCCGCACACCTCATAAATGCTCGGATACTTGTCTACGGTCCTTACGGAGTACACCCGGCCCTGCCATGCCTTGTGGTTTTGCCAGCCGACACCCTTATCTCGTGCCCCGATGTGGGCGGACACTTCAAAATAAGGAGTTTCCAAATACTCTGCGCTCTGCTCCGTGTACTTGGCACAGATCTGGGATACGCCTGTCATCACTGCACGGCGGGCAGCCACGTCGATATGGTCACGGTGGCCGCTCTCATAGTCCACCATGCGGAGTCCGCTGTCTGCAAGCTGCTTGACGGCGCTCTTGATAGCCTGATTATAGGATATAGCCCCGCTCATGATCTGCATCTCCGCGCTGTCCAGCGCCCACTGGTAAGCCCTTGCATAGGGCAGCATGGTTCGCCCGTTGTCCAACAGAAAGCCCATGGAGCGGGTCAGGTTTCCAACTTCCCGCTGTGCTTGGGAGAGTATGGCGTTAATATCGGCAGAACTCACCATCGTCTCCGGCTGTGTCACGCCCGCTAAGTCAATGAGGTCGGTATAATACCGCTGGTTGCGCTCTACCACCTCGTCCAGCAGCTTGTCCAGTTCTTTCCGGGAGATGTTGGCGGTTCGCTGGATAGCTTTCTCAATCTCGCTCAGGTCGATGCCATGGGAGCGCAGCACCCGGATGCCCTGCACCGTGACCTCGTTCAGCTCGCCGGATAATTTCAGGCGAGAACATATTTCCTCCAGGAGCGTCGCTTCCAGACTGCGGTATAGCTCGGCCAATTCTTCTGGAAGAGAGTCCAGAACTTCGGGAGAGAATGGGTATTTCATTCAATCTCGTTCTCCCCTTCCGTTGTCATGTCCTCCATCTTTGGCAGCATTTTCTTAGCCGTAGCCTCGTCCTCGTTGTACCACTTCATGCGGTACTCCCACGGGTTCATAATGCCCGCCGCAAGGTCCTGACGGTCATTATTCCGCTCGGTGGTCTTGTCCTCGATGATAGAGTCATCAAAGTCAATGGTAACTTTAGCATCTTCATTCAGCCCGGCGCCCATGGCTGCATTCCCAAGCCGAAGAATAATATGGCACAACTCTGTAATGGCCTGTTCCAAAATGATTTCATGCTTTTTGATGGTCCTAAACATGGTGGAGTTTTCGCTGATGACCTGGGTAGCTGTGGTAATGCTCCCCTGGTCGAAGCGGTAATGGTTTTCTCCAAAGCCACACTTGCTGGACAGTAGATTCAGTTGGTCTTGGATGCCCGTGTTGTGCTCCTGGGTACGGAGTGTCATGTCGATGGGCGTGATGACCGCACCGTCACTTACATCCTCCGGGAGTACATAGTAAGCCAAGTCGTCCGGGTCAAAAAATGGCTCTCCGTCGAGGTCTTTGGTTGCAGACGGCTTGACCATGATGCGCTTTTTTCCAAGGACGAACTCATTGACGTAGCTATCATAGGCCACATCTACGCCTTTGAGAACATCGATGGCGTTTGCATAGACAGAAACCCCCAGCGGAGAATCGTCAAAATTGTTGGCAATATTAGGCCTGTCAATAACAAACTGCCTCTGATCTGATCCGGTATGTACCACAGGAGGGACTGCCTCAAACCCTGGAATGTCGGCCAAAGACAGTTCTGCATCCACATTGTTATTACGGTAATGATAGATGCGGTTCTCGATGTCGTATAAGCCGTCTACCTTGTGATGAATCTGGAGATAACAATAATCCTCACCGTTGACGGTCACGATGCTATCAAATGCGCAATCGGTAATAATACCGTTCTGCCATGCCAGCGGCCAGATATGCTCCACGGTCACATAATCCATTACAATGCCGCTTGCGCTTCCAGGAATGGGGCCAAACTCCGTCGCTTCCATGCCTACTACTCGCGGTATAAAGGCCACTGTCCCGAGTGCAAACGCTTTTTCCTGCATCTCATTTACCTGGACCAGAAAGTTGTTTTCGGCGAACACGAGGTCAATAAATTCCTGCTCCCGCTGCCCCTCCAGAGTGATTTCCACCTTTTCATTCATCAGGAGGTTTGCCCAATCCTCTGGGATCTTCTTGCCCATGTTGAGAGTATACCGCTTGCATCGAACCATGCTCGTTCCGTTTCGAACCTTGTACCGATGGAAGCCCTTCACATCTCCAATATACCAGCTTTTCCATTCCTGCACTTTGCTGTAAAAGTCTTCGCTGATGGTGGCAAAGCCCAGCTCTTTCAGCTTATCATTTATGTTCAAGCAGTTACCCCCATTCTTCTGAATACACGCTCAAGTGCATACCTTGTAGCGTCAATAAGGTGGTTATTCTCGTCAGGATACCCGCTGATGATCTCCCCATCCTTATTTCGCTCATACTCATAATTCACAAACTCGTTATATGCGTTTGGTGTCCTCCGGCGGTCAATAACAATCTTCCTCCGCTGGAGCCACTTCATGCCATATTCCACGCTTCCAGGGCCTTTGATTGCTTCCTTGGCCGGAAGCCCCATTGCCCGGTAGTCCGCCGCTGACTTCGGCTCGGCGCTGTCGCAGGTAATGTAAGCATCCTTGTATCCTTTGGATAGGATCAACTTTGCGCTCGCCTCGTTGGTCAGCTTATTTTGGTATATCTCGTCCATTAGGTATATTGTCTCTCTAGCCCGGTCATAGTGGAGTCGGATAAAGGCAAATGGGTCCGGGAACCAGCCCCAGTCCGCACCTTGATAGATACGGTCAAAGGAAGCGAACTCTTCGTCCGTGATTTCCCTCAACTCCAGATTCTCAAATACATTCCCGCCGGTGCCGACAGCTTCGCCCAAGTATTCATGGCGATAGGCCCTCTCGTCCGTGGTCTTCAAGTGTTCAGCTTCTGCTAGGAACTGCGCCCCCAACCACCCCGGTGGGGCTTCCAAGTATGTACTCTTGTGGCACAGCCTGTCTGCTCTTTCCTCCAAGCTATCCTTATTGGCCCAGTTGTCCCGGCTTATGGGTGGATTGTAGCTCTCAAAGTTCCAGAACTTCGACCCGCCGCGCATGGTAGATTGTAAAATGGTTCGAATCTCCGCCCGACCGGAAAACTGATCTTTTTCTTCAAAGTGTGTTACAGCGATATATCCGAACGGAACCTTAATGGACTTTATTTTCATGGGGTCATCAGCGCCCCGGAACATGATTTTCTGCCCAGTCGGCTTATAAATCAGCTCCATAGGTTGAACCTTAGCGTCCCAGTACGCCGCCATACCCAATTCTCCGATTGCCCATAGATATTGTGCATACACGCTGTCCCGGATGGTGTTCTCCACTTTGCGAAGTACCAAGGCGTGGGTGTTTGAATTGGTCAGAAAGATAAGCGGCACCAGCAGGGAAACGCAGGAAGATTTAAGCGAGCCTCGGCCACCAGACAAATCATAGTGTGTGTGTCCGTGTTGGAATACGTCACGAGCCAGTAGGTGGAATGCAGGTCCAAGGACGGACGATAAACGAATCTCAGACATCTATGACCACCTTAACCTCCGTATCTCCATCGCCGTTCGCCTTTCCATCGAACGCTCCCACATGTTTCCCTAACAGTTCAAGTGCTTTTATCTTGCTGGAATACTTCAGATCGCTGTCATTCGCATCCGAGGCCGGTTTATCTGTGATTTCCTTCAGCTTGGCAAGCACATAGTCCTGTGTAATCTCTGTCCGTTCACTTCTGGCTCTCTTTGCTTCCTGAATTGCGGAAGAAACGTTATTTTTCGTAATTAGCTGCCGCCCAATTTCAGGGTTTTTATACCCTGCCCGAAGAGCAGCCTGTGCGGCATTCAAATCCACAAGGTACTCCTGCACAAATCTTTCTTGCTTTGGCGTTAATGCCACACTCACCACCTCTCGCCTAAGTAGAGTCTCCCAATCCCCCCACCGCCACCGACAGAGCGCGCCCTCTCTCTTTCTTTTCGGGGGAGATTAAGGGGGGATTATAGGGGGGTAAGAGATAGGGGGATCGGGGGGAAGGG